GATGACACAGAAAAAGAGACTTACCAACACCAACACCTGCCATAACCACGTTGAGAGTTTTCTTAGGAACTCCGTTCTTGGTGATTCTATTAAAAAAATCAAGATCAAATGGCAGTTTCTCTTGAACTCGGTGATAATATTCGTAACGATCTTCAAACTGTTCGAGGTAATCGTGGCCAACGTTCGGATCAAAACTAATAGACAATGCATCAGATAACAGACCTGGGATAGCACCTTTTTCCAGTTTACCTTTACCATTCATAATCTCCAGTGAGGAAGTGATAGCATTATATATTGCCTTCTCCTGGCAAAACTTTTCTGTGGAGTCTAAAAGCCAGTCCGGGTTTGTCAAAACTGTGTCAGCATCAAGTTCTTTTAGTGTCTCCTTGATATTCTTAACAGTATCATCGGTTGTACCACGCAAGTTATCAACCTCGATGTCAAGAGCATCAAAGGTTGGTTGTTGGTTATACTTTAACACGAAACCGGCCACTTCTTTGAAAAGTAGCCGGTCTTCTTGGTTAGAAAAGTATTCTTCTTTTAGGAATGGTAGAACCTTGCGGGTAAATGTTTCATTCTTGATTAGGTTCTTTAGTATCGTTAGTTCTAGTCTCACTAGCACCTTCCACTTCTGACGCATCTAGCAATAAGGCATTTAGAATAAGGCCTAATGCTGTGTTAAACTTTTCATTCTTTCTTAGTGTCATCATAGACAAGTCATTGGTCTTGAGGATTTCATAATCATAACCAATCCGAGGAACATTATCCTCATCAACTCTAAACTTGACATAAGTATAACGGTAGCACACTCCTGCGAAAGGGTCAACCAGTAACTCAATAGGAACTGTTGAACCATCTTCTTTTATATTAAACAAATCGTCTCTAAACTTCCAATCAGTACCTAGTTCCATTAGAAAAAATCCTCCAAACTAGCACCCAACACAAACGTATTTTCATTATACTTTGACTTGAGTAATGGAGCAATCCATTCATCCAATGGTTCACCCCTTATATCATCATCTTCAACAATTCTGTTAACCTCATCCATGGACATAATCTTGACAAAGATTTTATCAGATAATCTAACGCCATCTTTCCTAGCTTTTGTGGCGGCCGCATGGCTTTCATCAGGACGTAACTTACCAGCAATGCCTTTGGCCCAGCGGTTAATTCGTTGTTGAATACTATGATCACTCTTACCAACATACAGACATTCCATTTTTCCACCAACTCGCCTGTAGATTGTATAATAACCAGGTTTCATACTTAGAGGCACAGACTCCTTACCGTATAGAAGTATTGACCTCACACCAAGATCAGTTTGTTTTGTGACTAGTTTATAAAATGGATTTTTTAATCCTTCATTAATTATCTTCTTTGCATATTTCAAACGTTTTCTCAAATCTTTATGCATCTTCTACCTCTGTAACATTATACTTGCCATATAGGAAATCATTCTTACAAAACTCATCAAGCACATCTAGAGTTTCCTTGTCAAAGAACTTTTCAGGTGTTTTCTTTACCTGACTTTCAAAGGCCTTTGATCCATCCGGAAACTCATACTTGTTGGATACCTTCTTGACAATACCATACTTAACAGCAAGGTCAAGGAGTCCATAATACTTATCTAGTCCTGTCTGATAGTTCAACCAAGTCTCCACTCGGCGGTCTTCTACCGTCATACGAGACTTCTTGAGGTGTGCGGTGATTACTGCACCAGTGCGACCGTCCTCATCGTCCAGCGTCTTGTCCTTTTTCTTAGATAGAAAGACAATAGTAGATGCCGCATACTCTAATCCTGAACCGCCACCCATCTTCTTCACAGGCACATAGGAACCAACAACATCATAAACGTGGTTGGTTACGATTAGTGGAACTTTTGCCTTACCGAGTTTTAATGTGAGAACACGGAAAGCACCACGCACCAATTGGGCACGGGTCATGTCACGGGTATCTTTACCATCGGCAATATCGGCCATTTCTTTATCTGTTGAGAGATTACCAAGACTATCAAGGACGAAAACCATCGGTGGTTTTTCCTTGCCTTCTAGATACTTGTCAAGGATTTTTACCGCCTGTGTGCGGAACTCTTGAACAGTGGCAACAGGAACAATACCAACTCGTTTAGCATCAATACCACGGTCGGTAATGAACTGCTTAGAGATGGCGGACTCGGACTCAAAGTAGAATACAAAACCATCTTTATTATCTTCGAGGAACTGCTTTACAATGTTGAGAGCATAGAAGGTCTTACCAACTGATGGCTCGCCTGCTAATGCTGTAACCTTGTTTTGTGGAAGGCCACCATAGATGGAACCTGATAGCAAGGCATTCATAACATAACTACCTGTGCCAATAAATCCTGACACATCACCTGCTGCTACGCCATCATCGACAATACCAGCGTATTCGTTGTCGGTCTCAGCCAACAACTGATTAAAAATATCTGACATAAGTTTCTCCTTATAATGTACCTAACAATCTCGTTAGGTTATAATGCATCTTTATCCACATCAGGCCTCGCCTGATAATTCTTCTTGAAAAAATCTCTAATGTTTTTGAAATCTTCCGTTTTTCTACGGATTTCATAATTTTTGATGTTTGCATCAATGTAATCCTTACCCCACGTATTTGTTAGCATATGTTTTGTTCTATGTTCAGGACTATAAGTATTACAAATAGGATTATACAACTCTTTTGCAAAAATGTCAATACCATTTTCTAAACTTGTCTTTAAAGTGTGTCTTGAAATTTGATAACATCCTGTAATGTCTTGTATATAAAAACAAGGATCTAAATTTTTTGGAGCATCCAAATCTTCTATACTATCAGGATAAGGATAATAATAAGATTTTATATGTTCTATTAATCCCATCCAAAAACCTGCTCGTGGAGTAGAAGCAAACATACAATTTTGAATGTATTCATCTTTCATCGAGGATTCTAAAAGAACAAGTTTTTTTAGTTTTATTTCATCATAAAAATTTTTATAACAATACATGTCCAAATCGTGATAAATTCCTCCATAAGTATTCATAATAAGATATTCAGCAAAATCAATCTTCATTATATGGAATGGAAGTTTTTTATATAATTGATAATGGTGTAAATAATCTGTTTTGACAAGATTTTCTAAATCTTCATCACTCCAATAGACATGAGTATATTCCGGTTCAGGAAAATGTTCTTTCCATGACTTCAAACATTTATCCCAAACAGGGTGCCACAAACTTTTTTTACTAGGTCCTGTATAATGTATTATCTTAGGTATTCTTGGTAGTTCCGCTGGTATCATGCAACTTCCTTGAAATGCTTTTGTAATTCTGGTGATAATTTTTCCAATAGATGGCCACCAATACCAACTCTTACAATGTTTGCCAACTCTACAATATTATTTGGTGTTATGTTACTCTCGTCAGGTTGAAACTCATATAAACGAGCAGGTGAATGTTTATGGTGTTTATCCTTCTTTACCATCGTAGATTTTCTCCTTTAGATAGTCATACATGTAAGGTTCATCTTTTACTGCTTCTTTCCAATTATTCTTCTTGTCTTCGAGATGTTTAGTAGACACATTAAAATATTGGACCCAATCTCTTTCTTCACTGTTATGATACATTAATGAATGTATATCAGTAGGAAAATAATTCAAACCAGTATAAATACATCCTGATCCGCAATCAGGTAAATAATAATTATTATATTTACTACTAATAGGTAATTTTAAGTTATTTTCAGGATAAGATCCTTGAAAATCTAATTTGAAAATTTCATTATAATAGTCTCTACGTCCGACATCTCTCCAATATTCTGTATCATCTCTGTGTGATAAAGCATAATGTAGCACAACAAATTCTGCAAATCCTTTAAATTGATTTTTACATGCCAAATTAAAACCATCAATATCTAATCGAGATACAGATCCATCTTCAAACCTATCTAATGCACGAACCAATTTGTAGAGAAATTCATGAACACTAAACAATCCATTACTTTCTAACGGTTCAATAAAACCTGCTGAAAGACCTATAGCACAGACATTTTTAACCCACAATCTTTCATGTATACCAACTCTCATGTTAATGTTTCTAAACTTAACATCACCTTCTAATTTGTGTCCTTTACTACGAAGATGTTCTTTAAATTCTTCCAATGCTTGTTCATCTGAAACATATTTATCAGAGTAAACGTATCCAGTACCAATTCTACTCCAAAGAGGAATATTCCAGACCCATCCATTATCAATAGCGGTACAATCTGTCCAACATTCCATCTCTCTCCTTCTATCATTATAAGGAATCTGAGTGGCCCAGGCCTTGTTGTTTGGTAGAACACCTGAATAAGAAGTAAATGGTTCTTTGAGGGCGCCGCCTAGGATTAATGAACGGAAACCTGTGCAATCGATAAAAAGGTCAGCGGTGATCTTATCACCATTGTCCAATAGTAGATACTCAACACCTTCTTCATTTGTTTCGATGTGTTTAACTTCAGCCAATAAATGTTTAACACCTCTTGGTTTAGAATAGTTATCTCTAAGCCAAACGCCAAATTTAGCAGCATCCATGTGGTATGCGACATCCGATTGAAAATTATACTTGGGAATAATATCTTTCTTTTCAGATACTTTATTCTCGTTCACAAGAGCCATCTGAGGATAGATACAGTCAGCATAATCACTTACAGGTGTTTCAGGATGTAAAATCTTCTTGAAATACCAGTCATTCTTTCCTGCTTGATTTCCTTCTATATCAATTTTACCAAAAGGATAATGAAATTTACCAGCACCTTTTTTATAGAAATCACCGAAACGGATAGAAAGTTTATAGGTAGCATCACAATATTTCATCCAATCATTATCTTTTAGATTCAACATCGACATCCAGCTATTGATAAATCCTAAAGTGGACTCACCAACACCTACGGTAGGAATGTTTGGACTTTCTATAACAGTAATGTCTCTATTTACTAGTCTTTCTGAAAGGGTAGCAGCGGTCATCCATCCAGCAGAACCACCACCCACAATAACAATCTTTTTAATCTGCTTGCTCATGAAAAGAAATCCTCTAAACTGGCCGTCTTCTCGGCCTTCCACCCAATACTATCTAGGATAATTTTGAGAGGGTCAAGAAATGCCTTCTCGAATTGTGTATTATAGTCTATATATTTAGATAAGGCAAATTCTTCCGGGATGCCACCTTGTGGAAAAGATATCACATTGGACTGAATGGTGTTTGGTTCTTTTAGGAACACAAACTTTAGTTTCTCACCGTTGTTGATTAATGGATACTTTGTTGCTAGTCCATTAGTATTAAGGAAATGATTATACACAAGAGCACCTCGGACATGAATGGGAGTGCCGCTGCCGTAGATGGATCGTTTATCAGCATACTTAACCAGACCATTGAGACCACGAGGAAAAGAAATATCAGAGAGTGGTAAAGTTTCGAACTCTTTCCTGAAATCTTTAATAAACTGCTGAATAGTGCTTTCATCTTTGTCAAAAATAACATCAACGGCCTCTCTTAGCTTCTCTCTACATGATGATGGGGTGGAAGACTTGACCATCTCAAGTCCCATAACTTTCTTCTTTGGTTTCTCGTATTGAACACCTTCATTGTTCCATACACTGAGAATGTATCGTTTCTTGGCGGTCCATATGGCCTTATCACATAGACCTTCTCGCTTCATAAAGATTTTCTGTTGAAATACATTAGTATAGTCACCAAGGTCTCCACAAGCGGTATCAATAACAGGTTGAATTTTATTCTCACATACTTTGTCAAGGAAGGAGATGACTCTTGCCGTATCACCAGTGCCGAGGTCTTCACCAATAGTTTTGCCCACAAGCGGACCAAGGCGTAGGTAAACCGAGTCTGTATCAAGCGCAATGACATAATCCTCTCCTGTTGTCTTTAGTATTTTATTGAGATACTGGTTAAGCGTTCTTTCAATCCACCGTATGCTGAGTTGGCCAGTCGTCGTGACCGCAATCGCGTTACGTAGATCAAAAAACCTGAAAAACTTGGAGCCAAGCGCACCATAGAGGGAGTTGAGTGATACTTTTTTAGAGAGTTGAAGATTGTTATACTTGGCGATTTTGTTTTTAAGTTCTTTCTTTTTCTCAAGGTCTTTTTCATTTTCATAGGCCGCTTCGGCATCTAACATCTCCTTCTTATACTTCTTACGATCAGCAAACATCTTCTCAACCATTTCAGGCATAAAACCTTGTTTATCACGGCGATAGAACTGACCATTAGCAGTTAGACATACATTACTATCCTTTAAGGCAGATAGATCCAACTTACGGGCCAAAAGACTATCAACACTAATATTGCTTGAAACAAGGCTGCGCATAGCATCATCGTAATCAACAGGTTCAATAATAGTCTCAGGGGAGATATTACTGCCCATAATGACACTAGGATACTCACTATTAACATCGAAACTAGCAACCCAATTATGAAATCCAATGATGGGATCTTTAACATAGGCA